ATATATACAACCTTAGTAGGGTTCTGGTCTATTGGTTTATCAAAAGAATAGTAACCCGCTGGCAATTTATATTCATTGTTAGCTTTTAAATCGTAATTATAACCATCTTCGTTTAAAAACTTATCAGATAAACGCTCTCTAATCTTATCTAGCCAATAAATCGTGTCGTCCTGGAAATTCTTCATATCCTTAGCAAGCTCTAAAGTTCTACTAAATGGAGATGTTGTTACTTTATCCCCAATTCCAAATTTAGTTAATCTGTTATTAATTAAATTACGTTCAACTTTAAATACTCTAGTTTTATATTTAACACCTAATTTAGTATTACTAATCCCTACAGTATCACCTAAATCTAAATTACCAACATTTACAACAGTAGCACTATATTCAACTTGAATTCTACTGTTTTTTTCAAGCCATTGATATGATAACCAAAGTAAATTCTCTGGATTTTCTTCATCCTGGAACTCAACTATTTTAATTCTTGGTTTTTTACCATTGTCGAATCCGTAAAGTTTAGTCATGGCTGGAATTTCAACAAACTCTTGACCTGCTGGTTTGTCAACAGGTTTATCAGCTCTTCTATCCCACACAACATCTTTAAATGTTATTCTACGGCCATATCCTCCTGTGTCTTTTTCCTCTCCTTTACCTCGACCTACAACAGCTGTATAAATAGCACCTTTTGATTTTTTCTCGCTTACAGTAAGTAAATCCTTACCATGCACAAAGACTTTACCATTATCACGGCCCAATCTTGTGAATACATCTAAATAGCGGTTTGTGATTTTACCTCGATTAAATACATATCGTGGTCTGATCTCAATTTGAGTAGCTTCAATTACTTTACTTAAAGCTGCTTTTCTAGTCACATAGTAGAAATTACTAGTTAAATTTCTTTGAGCGTTACAAGTTCCTACTTGCCATCTAGAGCCTGTAAGTATTGTAGTTAACACGCTTAATATATCCCTATTCTCAGGCCTGTAATCTTTAATATATCCGTCGCTTTCCATGTCATCAAAGAATGAATTAACAGCTGTTATTTTAACGTCGCTTACATCATGTTTAGTTACAGTATCAATCTTATACAGATGGAAAACATCTGACTTAATATAGTCTTTATGGCCAATATATACAGCATTTTCTACTAATTCAGAATATCGCACTACAGCTTCTAATGTTTGAATACTGTTAAGCTCTTCTTTTTGAGTAGCACTAATAGGAGATGTAGAACCTAGCAGCTTTTCTTCATTGTTAAATAAAAATAGTTTCATTAGTACAACCTCTCCTTCGTGTAAATTTCTACTCGCTTACAGTTCGTGACTGTAATTACATCATTTTGTTTAACTGAAAAATCGTAATCACTTTCCACAAAATCAATTAATTCACTCTTATTAACAGTGTTGATTTTAAGTGGATAATCATTATTCAAGTTAATTTCTACTAAATCGTTGCTTGAAAAATTATGATTAATTACAATTTTCTTAGTTGTGTTTTGGTTTTTAATAATAATCTTATCTCCAGCGTTTGCTACAGATAATTTAATTGAATCAGGTATTATTTCATCTGAATTATTAGGTAATTTAGTAATTGTTACTCTATCTGTACCTACATCTCCTTGAGCATTTTTATATTTGTAAGGATCTAGGCATAAGAATGTGTAAGTTGATACTACTGTGTTATCAGTCTCTTCAATAGATCCTGTTTTTTCAAGTATTGCCATGAATTTGTAATCAGGCTCATCTGTGAATTTTAATTCTTTTGGTTCTAAGCTATGTAGTAATGTGTTCAGAACATTAAACTTGATTCTATAATCAGCATTATTAACTGCTTTGACTTGAAATTTAACTGTTATTTCTCTTGCTTCTAGCTCGCTTGATAAAAAATACTTCCCATCAGTTCCAGGAACTTCAGTATTATTGATTCTTCTTCCTATAAGTGACCTACCTGTTACAGTTAATGTTCTATATCCTTTTAAATCAAGGTTTACCCCATTAAATATGGTTTGAATAGAGGAATGCTGCATTTCCCCTATTTCATTAGTATTAATAAAATTGTACATTCGCATTCCTCCATTCTAAAGTGCATACATTTCTTCTAGTTGCACCATTTCTCCGTTTAAATCGTTGATATCTTCAACAAAACCTTTAAACGCTCTATCTCCAAGTTTAAAGTTAATATTTAATGATTGACCTTGATAATTGCTTTCTACATTCAACGCTTTAGATTGATTAATGTTAAATCTTGATTGAATATTTCCTGTTATTCCCTCAATTTTTGACATCGTGTTTTTAAAGCCGTTTTCAAGACCTTCATTAAATCCACCCATAATCACATTACCAGCAGGGATTAAAAGTTTTCTGTCGTATGAAATAGGCCCTTTATTTGCTTGAATCCAGTCACCTATTCCACTTACAAACTCCTGAACACTTCCCCAAGCTGACCTTAATCCATTTAGGAATCCATCTAATATTGCTCGTCCAGCCGCCCATAAATCGATGTTCCACAGAGAATGGAATATATTAGAAACGGTATTAACTAAGTTTTGAACCCCATCTCTAAATGAGTTCCAGGCATTTTGTGCTGAATTTACCAAACTATTTACAATATTTATCACACTTGAACTTATACTATTCCAAGTATTCACAGCTGTATTTCTCACACCATTTATCAGAGATGAGAAGAAATTTCTAAATCCCTCCCAAACAGACTTAGCTGTGTTTACAAGAGTGTTAGTAATGTTTAGTACTGCTGATTTTAAGCCTTCCCAAATTGTAGTAGCTAAAGTTCTTAAAGCGCTCCAAATTGTAGTTAAGACTGTTTTCAGACCTTCCCAAGAATTTCTTACAAGGTTAACTAAAGTAGTAACAACTGTAACTGCAATAGTTTTGATACCTTCCCATACAATAGAAAATGCATTTTTAATTCCATCCCAAATTAATTGTAAATCATCTTTTAACTTGCTAAAATTCCCTATTACAACATCAATTATGATTAATGCAGCTCCTAACACAATAGATTTGATAAATTCCCAAGCTCCTTGGAAAATCATTTTGATACCTTCCCAAACTCCATTGATTCCATCTTTTAGAATGTTCCAGCCATTGATAAATGTGTTAATAAATGGTTGTACTACTGCCATAATGCTTTGAATTATAAAGTTCCATGCTGTCGTTGCTGCGGTTGATATTGAATCCCAAACTACTTTAAGAACAGCAACTGCACCACTCCAAGTTTGAGCTATCCATTGAACTATACCTTGAACTCCTGCTTTAATTCCTTCCCATATTCCAGTAAAGAATTCAGCTACTCCAGTCCACGCTGTTTTAATAGCTTCCCACGCTTGAACAAAGGCTGCTTTAATACCATCCCAAATTGCTTTAACTGCATTTCTAAAGCCTTCGTTAGTGTGCCATAAGTAGATTAATAATGCAACTAAGGCTGTTATAGCTACTACAATTATGGTAAATGGGTTCAGAGCCATTATTGCATTCAATGCTGCTTGTGCTTTTTTTGCTGCTGCTTGTGCTAAAGTCAATCCGTCTAACGCTTTTTTCACAGCATTAATTCCTTTTTCTATTGCTAATGCTGATTTAAACCCTATAAAAGCACCAGTTAATGCTGCGACTACTGCCTGATGTCTATTAAGTAAATCAAATAACCAAGTCAACGCTGAAATAACTGGGGGGATAACAACTTTAAGTAATCCTAATCCATTAGTTATGAACGTTCCTAACGCTGTAATTGCTCCAGTAATTCTATCTTTACCAATAGCATCGATTATTTCCATAATACTCGTAACAATCCCGGCTTTCATGTTACCAATAGCACCTTCAATAGTTTTAGTAGAGGTTGCCGCTTCTCTTGCAACATCTGTCATACCTAAGTCCATAATAGCTTTATTAAATTCATCAGCACTAATCTTACCTTGCTCTAACGCCTTCCTAAAATCTCCAGTGTAAGCTCCGTTTTTCTTAAGAGCTTCTTGAATCTTACCACTAGCACCAGGAATTGCATCAGATAACTGCCTCCAGTTTTCTCTGGTTAGTTTACCTGCTGAAGCTGTTTGTGTCATTACCATAGCAACAGATTTGAATGTATCAGCATTACCTCCAGCTACTGCGTTTAAGTTCCCCGCCGCTTGAGTAAGTCCGTCATAGTCTTTAACTCCATTTGCTGCTAATTGGGCTGTTGTGTTTGCTACTACATCTAAGTCATATACTGTATCATCAGCATATTTCTTAACAGCAGCTGCACTTTTTTCAATAGCACTGTTATCTAGTCCTGCAAACTTCATTGTACTTCTGAACTTATCCATTGCATCGGATGCTTTGATTGATTCACTTACTAAGCTGTTCAAATCCCCAGTTACTTTTGTTACTGCATTAGCTGCTAAATTTGCTAAAGCCATTGCTTTAAAAGTAGAGCCTAATTTACTACCGCTGCTTTCAGTTTTACCAACTTTATTATCAAACTTATCAAGCTTATCATTGATCATGTCTAAAGCATTACCAAAACCTTTATCTACTGCTGAAAGGACGGCTTCAACTGAATATTGTTCTGCCATAAACTACCTCCTTTCCTACGTATTTGCTTTCAATAGTAAATTGCCAAGTTCTTTATCTTGAATTTTAGTTACTTCTTCTCCATTGAGTATTTTCAACTCCTTCTCATAATCGAAAAAATCTTTAAAATTGCTATAAACGTAATATTGCTTTTTCCCTCGCTCTTCTGTTCTCTCTACTTCCCTGTTAAGCCATGCTCTTTTATGGAGTGCTAGCTCTTCATCTAGCTTTTTCATCCTTGCACCAAACATTAACAGGTCATATTCATAAAGTGTTAGGTAGTCAATATCTCTTACGTTTGTTATATCAAGAAACCTTGTACAATTTATTACTATTTCTTCGTAAGCTTCTTTAGAGTTTAGTTCCCTTCGCTCTCCTTGTTCAGTGTCGCTTTGTTTTGTTTTAGAATTCTCTTTCCCGCATTACTTTCTTCAAGTTCTTTAAGCACTTCATCAAATAACGCTTCAATATCAGAATGATTATCAATAAATTCATCAATTTCTAGTTGTGAAGGTCTTTCTTTTTCAAGAACAGTTCCTGCATATATCACATCTGATAAACTTGCTACATCTCCACCTAATATCTCCGGAATTTTCATGCTTAAAACCATTCCAAGCTTAACTCCTTTAGCTTCTAAAGGAAATCTTTTATCAAGTTCTCTTACAAATCCAACTCCAAATCTTACGTTTACTGTTTTTTCATTAATTGTTAATTGCATATTCTGTAATCCTCCGAAAAAAATAAGCTAACCAGTTCTACCAGTTAGCTTTTATTAAATTATTATCCAGCTTCTATAGTAGTGTCTTTGAACACATATTGAACAACTTCAGCTTGATCAGCTGTTAATGTTGCAAATCCATCTTTACCAACACCATTAATAGAGAATTCAAGTTCTAGCTCCACACTATCTTCTGAATTAGCTGTCATTCCGTATTTAGTTATATAGCCTTGATAATAAGTTGCTTTATATTTATTATCAGAATTCTTTTCAGCTTTATCAATTTCCCAAATCTCAACTAATTCTCCATTGATTAATGCTTTTTTCAGCTCATCAATATGAGGGTCTCCTTTAGCAGCAATAGAAGTTGCTGAGAAATCATATTCAATAGCTGATAAGCTTTGAATGTTACCGTCTTTAGTTTTTTGAGCATCAGCATCTCTACTAATTTCATTTTTATGCTCAGTTTGGAAAGCTAATTTAAAAGCTGCTTCTGTTTTAGCATTTTTTAATAATCTGTATAACAGGATTATGTCAACACCCTTTTTAGCTTCATATGTTTTTTTCTGTTCTGCCATTTTTATCTCCTTATCTCAAATTAAATTCCAACTCAATTACAGCACGTTTAAGCGGTGTAACGGTTGTTCTATCATCTAGTATTCTTATTGTACTTGCGTTTAAGTTTAACGCCCAAAAATACCCGTCTGTTTGCTCTATCCTCAAACATTTTTCAAGAATAGCATTTGCCATATTAGAGGCTTCTTTTCTTTTTGTTTGTAGAGCCCACACAGATAAACTCAAGCTAACACTACCTTTGACATCTGTCTTATTAGGAGCGTAACTAACAGAGCTATCTTCCATTTCTACAAATGGATAAGGTACCTCATTCATCGGTTTATAATCGTAGACCTTATAACCTAATAACTTACATTGTTTGAACACTTCATCAAATATACTTTGTTCTCTAGATTTAATCATGTTAATTTTTCCAAGTCCTTAATAAATTCTTTCTTTGCTTTTTGAAAGGCCGGTTTAACAAATGGTTGAGCACTCATAAACCTTGTCCCATATTCAACATACGGAGAGTATTTTGTGTTAGGATGTACTTTCCCATATAAACCGTTATTGCCAATATATAAACTAATACTTTGCCTTGTTCTACCTGTAGAATATTTACCTTTAAACACTGCAGCTTTAACCATCTCTTGATTAAGAATAGCTGTATTTTTCTTAACAATACCTTTTACAAGTTTCATTTGCCTTTTATCTTTAAGGTTTACTTTTAGTTTTTTGGTACCGTATACTTTAAGTCCCAATGCTATCATCCTTTTCTAAATAAAATACTTTGGCAAGCTGTTTATCCGTTTTAGGTATGTACCTTTGGCCCAGGTATTCTACAAGGTTAAAAGGCTTAGTATAAGCATTCTTGAGATATATAACTTTTCTTTGCTTGCTATAATCTCCGAATATCTTAACAGACTTATCTATTCCTAAATCCATCACATAGCACGTAACTATATCAGAATAAAGTTCTGTGTCTCTGTGTTCTCCCGTTTCAAAGTCATATTCATCTTTGCTTATTTGTTTAAAGACTGCTCTATCTGAATATCTCATATTAGAAAATAAATAGTTGTCCCTTTTTAGCTTTCCCATTCTTGAAATCTTCCCTTAACATTTCATCCCACGGAGCAAACTCATTAAGGAAAGTTTCATAACTTACTGAATGTCCTTCAACGCTTTCAGACGTGGCACCCTCAGCACCACGCCTATTAAAACGTTTAATTACACAGTCTTCTATGATGAATCGATATTTATCATCTATTTCATCTTGTTTATAAGCAAATTTAAAGTGGTCTACGACTTTGTCAATAAGTCTATAGATTATAGTGTCTTGCAATGTGTCACGAATATCTAAGTCTTCCTTAACGTTGTACAGCACTATATCTCTATCCATAAGCTTTTACCTATGGTTGAATGTCTAACATGTAAACATCATCTAATCTCTCAAATGATGGTAATGTAATCATTGATACTTTAGTTTGAACGTTAACAGGATCTACAAGTTTTTGAGTTGTAACTGCAATACCAGTATTTACAATTTCAACATCTGTTCCTGCAACATTTCCTCCTAATAGATCAGATTCTTCAGGAGTAGTACCAAATACTGTTGAACCTAATTTAGCGTTAGGTAGTAATGATACATATCCATCAGGATAATATTTCTTAGTAGTTCCATCTCCATCTTCGTAAGAGTCTCTAGAAATCTCTACTGTAGCATCAAATGCATCTAAGATGTAATCTCTTAACTCTTGTCTTGTTACTGATGCACCTTTAGGAGCTAATGGTTTAACAAGCTTAACTGTGCTGTCAGCATTTTTTAATAACCCAAATGTTGTTGAGTTCATAACAATCACTTCAGCTTTTTTACCTTGAGCTTCCATTGCTGCAATCGCTGTTTCTAAGTCTTTTAATGGTGTTGCATCGGTAGCTGTCCAAGCTTTAGCTACAGTGCTCTTCATTTCAGGTTTTACTCCATAATCAAACTCTTGAGCTACACCGTTATTGTTAAATGAAATTTTACCAGTTGCTAACACTTGTAATCTCATTGCTTCAATACGTGCTTTAGCGCCATTAACAAGGCGTGCATGGTCATCAAAGATTCCACTTAACACTGTGTCAATAAGTTCTTGGTTGCCTGTAGAAGAAATCACGTTTAATTGTTGTCTATCTTCCTCTTTAACTAGTAAAGCTTCTTTAAAGAAAGGCATTTGAGTATCTGTGATACTTAAGTTCATTCTTTCTCTTAATGGTGCTTTAGTATCAAATGCAGCAGGTTTAAGCACTACTGCTCTACCGCTCCCACCTTTTACCATTGCAAGCTTAATTCCTAATTGTTTTTTAGCAGGGAATAGTTTATCCCCTAAAGTTTCATTTACTTCCTCTTGAGTTCCGTTCCAGTATCCAGCTACATTTTCAGCCGTAATTGTGTCATAAATTAACGCCATATTTTACTACACTCCTTTTACAAATTTGATTAAATTTAATTTTTCTTTTACTTTGCCTTCAACAGCGGCTCCGTTGTTGCACTTGTCTTCACGTAATGTACCTTTAAATACACAAGCAACAACTGCATCTCCGTCTGTTAAGTCAACATCATGTAATGCAACTCCATCAACATAAGTTGCTGCTGCATCATTTGTTAATTTTTTAACTTTTTTAGTTCTATCTTCAAAGATTGACTTACCATCTCCAGCTAAGAATGTTCCCGCTTTTAAGATTTTACGTCCACCTTCATCTACTGTTCCTGTAGTAGTTTTATCTACTGTTACTGAAATTGCTTCATAGTCTAAATTGTGAAGAATTTCTTTTTCATTGAAAATATTTCTAGTTCTCATCTATTGTTCTCCTTCTAAAATGGTTTTTTGTGATTAACACCTTTTGCAAGTCTTTGTCCTATATTCATTTTCTTATCAAATCCAGTTCCACTTGCTCCTGGTGTAGTTTGTCTTGCTGATGCTTTTACTGCATTTGCTACTGCATCTTGGAACGCTCTCTCTAATACTGTTACTGCTTTTAAAGCTTCCTCAGCTGAGCCATGCTTAGCAAAAGTTTCAGCTAGCTCAACAGGTAAATTCTTAGATAGTAAATCTTCTTTTACTTCCATGATTAACTGTGACTGTTTGAAAGCTGCGACTTCTTCGTTGAATTTATTTTGCCACTCTTCAAAGTCTCTATCTCGTTTTTGTGTTTCACTTAATTTGGCATAATCTTCACGCTTTTTAATCTCAGCTTCTACACGTTTTTGAAAGTCATCCTCAGATTTACTTTTCTGATTATTTAACGCTGTCTGAACTGCTTTGTTAACAATACTGTCTAGCTCAGATTGACTAGATGGAGCTTTAAACTCAGGTTCAGTTGGTGCTGATTCTACAGCTCCTTCTGTTGCTCCTTCCTCTGAAAAGTATTGAATGTTTAGTTTTAATAAAAATTGTTTGTTCATTGTTTCTCCTTATCCACGCTAGTCTTATTCTTTCGGTTCAGTTGTGCACCACTTCACTTAAGTAATAATCCACGCTAGTTTAATTTGACATAATAAAAAAGACCTTTTAATGTCTTATCCAGGACAAGTGTATAATAAAAACACCTAACAAGTTGTTAAGTGTTTAATAATTAGTTTGACTTTATTTCTTTTATAATTAAATCTTCCCCTAAATCCTCTAACCTTGAAATTGCTTCATCTAAGGTTAATGATTTATCGGTTTTTAGATCCAGCTCTAAATCAGATATTATTTCTAATACTTCTTTTTCGTTTTCTATGTTTCTAAATAATTCTTTTGGTAAGTACATTACTTAATCCCCTCCTCATTCATAACATTGACTAATACATTCTGATATACAAATTTTTCCGGCTGTGTTAGTTGATCATAGTTGTGAAGTTTATTAAATATATTATCTATATCCTCAACCATATAATCTCTATATTTTCTTTGACTAGGTGCATTTTCTAGAAACTTATCTACTAATCTTTCCTTATGATTCTTGATATAATCTTCATATTGCAATCCGTAATATTGCCAATCATGATTAATCTTTTTAATTTCTCCTGCTAATTTATTCCACTGTGAATCTTGACCTTTTAACCTGTCATTCCAGGCAATCTCTCCTAAGTCCACAATGTTATTAATTGAACTGTATTTTTCTAACTTCTTCAACCTCGGAACTGTATCAACTAAATACTCAGCATATGCAGGGCTTAATCTCTCTTTCACTCCCATTTTTTGCATAGCATAGTGTGCTGAGCTTTCAGCGAATGTTTCTTCAATTGCTAATGATGATTTGTTAATAAACCCTTCATCATCAGCATAATCAAATTTACGTCCGTGTCCTTTAGCATGGTAAGCTTCGTGAAATATAGTTTTCAATTGATAAGGTCTTTCCCTATCATCATTTTTCTCTAAACTATAATTAATTATTTTTAATTTATCTCCATCCTGACTAAAACCGCAAAAACCTCTTGCACCACCACTTGTATGAAAATCTATTGGTAAATCTTCTAACCCAAGTCTTTCTAATAAATCTTTTGCAATTGATGAACGGTTTCTTTTGCCGAACTTAAAGCCATCAACCATTTTTTCAAATAGGTTTCCATCTTTTATTATACCACTTTCTTCTGCTTTATCCAAGCCTCTTTCTTTCCTATACTCAGCTATTTCTTTGTCTAGCTGTTCACTGTCATAATAAGCTGCACTTGAGCATTTGCAATAAGGATGCATAGGGTAGAAATTAACCCCTACTTCTCTGTCTTTAATCTTGAAATGCTTCCCGTCTAACTGTTTGCAAATATCACAAGCTGTAGGTTCTGAAATATATAAATACTCATCATATCCGGCTTGCTCAATTGCATCAAGCTGTACATCTCCTTGAACTCTAGAAGCTTCTGTTACTAGCAACCTTTTAGCTTCATGCTTGCTAACATTGAATTGACTTCTAAGCCGTCCTATCATATCAGTTGGGTTAACTCCTTGAATGATAGAACGTCTTAACATTGTAGCAATATTTCCCATCAGAGCTTCTTGATTAGTCCAAATGTTCTTGCTAAAGTTCCCATACTTATAATCACTATTAACAATAGCTTTTACACCTTCTTTACTAAACCTTAGCTTAGTATCAAGTATTCCGGACTGTCTAGCGTACTCACTGTCAGCTAACTTCTCTAAATGCTTTTCTATAAGCCCGCTATTCTTAACTGTCATGTCTGTTAGATGTAGATTCAACTCAGCTTTTAAAAGCTCCAGTCTGTTTATCCTCATTGTAGCATTGTAGAGTTTAAGCTGTGCATTAGCTTCAGGAGAAAAGTCTTTCTTTTTAACATACTCTTTAGCTTTCTTCTCGAATGCTTTTACATCATGCTCAGATACTCTTTTTAAAGCTTCCTCAATTGAGATACCTTGGCTCTTTGCATATCTCTCATAGAATACGTTTATTTGCTGTTCTATGTCTTCTAATGCTATGTTAAAGTTCTCTTCCATATTTGCTATGGTTACTTTTTCATCTTTAATTTGATTTAATTGGTTTGCTAACTCTCTTTTCTTCCAATAATTAAATGATCGTTTCTTCATCGATTAGCACCTCTTCGCCATCGTGTAGGTAGCTTTCTATATCTTCTTCACTTAACCCTAAATCTTTTAAGAATTTTCTAGCTAATGCTTCACTATAATCTCCTGATTTGAACTTTTTAAGAATACTTGATATCTTGTACATTAATTTACCTTTGTCAATATCATAGCTATTATCTAAGGTAATTGTAGGTGTATCAAGTAACTCTTGTTCATGTTTAGGGTCATCTACAATACCTGTTAATCTCATAGCTGTTTCATTTGTAACCATTCCACCTAATGATTTGAAAGCATTAATAGTTTCTTCTAACGCTTTAGGTAGGTTAGGGTTAAA